GAAAACTCTGATAGTTCAGAAAACTTAGACCCCTCTGAAGAGCAAGACAAACCACGTTTTGAACTCAAACCTAACAAACAAAACAAACGCTAAACAATGAACGGAGTAAAATTCATAAGAAAAAACGGTGGCTTAGGGCGTGAGCTTGCAGGTGAAGACCATATCTCTGGGCTCATCGTCTATGGCGAAACAGCCGTTGCCCCTACCTTATTACTTTCGGTAGAGGAATTAGCAGGCAAGGCTATTACTCACACAGCAAACCCCATATTGCACTATCATATATCCGAGTTCTTTCGTATCAATGAAGGGGCAAAGCTATATGTGCAATCAGTAGCAAGTGCCGATGGTAATTATACCGAAGTAAAAACCCTGCAAGCATTCGCCCAAGGCAAACTCCGACAAATCGCCGTTTGCGATTTCAAAACCGAGCTTTCGGGCTTAGACAACGCCCTTAGCAAGCTAAACACTATCGGCAAGGAGTTAGCCAAACGTATCACCCCTGCAAGCCTATTGTATAGCTTTAAACTCAAAGCCGAAGATATTGCTAACCTCCCCGATTTGCGCACCAAAAGTGCCGAGCTTGTGAGCGTGGTTATAGGTCAAGACGGTGCTGGGCGTGGGGCTTATATCGCACAAACTACCCCTGCAGTAGGTTGTATAGGGGCTACCCTTGGAGCTATTTCCAAAGCCAGTGTACACGAAAGCATTGGCTGGGTAGAAAAGCAGAACTTAGTGAGCACAGCTTACGATAAAGCCCTTACAGGCGACACCTTGCAAGCCCTTGAGTTAGATGTCCCCGCTTTAGCAGACGGTACCAAGCTTGGAAGCCTTACCCCTGCACAAGTAGAAGCCTTGCAGGGCAAAGGCTATATTTTCCTTACCCAGTATGCAGGCAATGCGGGTACGTATTTCAACGATAGCTTCACCGCTACAGCTACTACCAGCGACTTTGCCTATATAGAGAATAACCGCACCATCGACAAGGCTATCCGTGAACTCAACCGTGTGCTGGTACCTAAGATTTCAGGTCCTGCCTATATTGACCCCGACACGGGCAATCTACAAACAGCAACCGTATCGGCTATTAGTGCCCTTTGTGAGGAGCCTTTAGATGCAATGAAGCGCAATGGTGAGCTCAGCGGCTATAAGGTGTATATCAACCCACGCCAGCGCATTTTGCAAACCTCCAAATTAGAAGTAGTACTCAAAATAGTACCCGTAGGCACTATGCGTGAGATAGAAGTAGCTATCGGCTTTGCCCTATCAGTGTAATCCTCACCTAACCCCTCCCAAAGAGGGGAACTTATAATGTAAAATAACTAATTAATCCCGCTACCCCGTGCGGATTGACCCCTCCCTTTCGGGGAGGGGAACGGGGAGAGGAAAATGTTAGAATTAGAACCCCTTATCAACGGAAGAGAATACGGATGGGCAGATATCATCTGCACTATCGGGGGCGTACCCGTTACAGGTATTGTTGCCATAAAGTACGAAGAGGAGCAAGAAAAAGAGAACGTATATGGTGCAGGTCGCCACCCTGTGAGTCGTGGGTATGGCAGAGTGAAGACTACCGCTTCTATCACTGTGCTTGCCTCAACGGCAATGGCTCTGAAAGCCAAAGCCCCTAAAGGACAATTACACCGTATTGCGCCTTTCCCTATCACGGTGAACTATCAGCCCGATAATCAGCCCTTGGTAACTCATATACTAAAGAATTGTGAGTTTCAAAAAACACCTTTTGAGTGGAAAGAGGGCGATATGCACAAAGAAGTAGAATTACCACTCATTGTAAGCCACGTAGTGGATAAAAGCATTTAATTATTATGGAAAAAGAAACGTTTATGTTTGTAGAAGACAACCCTTACGCTTTCGGTGAAAAACCTGCTATCATTTGTGGGCTATCAGAAACCGAAATACAAACCCTTAAAGAGGAACACGGCGAGCTCGTTTTAGTAGAAGTGTCAGCCGAAGGTGTTACACACCAAGTGATATTCAAAGAGCCTACCTTTAAGCACTTAGAAGCTATTACCAAAATCTCTAAGACAGACGAGGTAAAAGCTGCACAAGCTGCCTATATCAATTATGTAGTAAAAGCCGATGAAGCCATTGAAAAGCGTGATTTGCTCAAGCTCAAAGCTGTAGAAGCCCTAATGGTGAGGGTGCAAAACACCAAGGCAACCGCAAAAAACTTATAGGCTCACTACAATGTGAGCCCAGTGAGAAAGAAGAGTGGAAAGCTGAGGCACTGATTCGTGCTAACTTTGGGGTAGACCCCGAAAGTCTGCAAGCCAGTCAGTGGTGTAAGCTCTATGCCCAAGCAATGTGGTTAGAGCACTGGCGTATGCAAAACCAAGCCGAATTATTTAAGGTTCTTATGGGTGGGTAGGTCAAACCATCCATTGGTGAGGAAGTTTAATACTATCAACACCACGAGAGTGAGCAAGCTATAGCCTGCTGTAGTACCTCCGAAGTCAAATAACCATTGGCAGAGAAACCCTATAAGGGTTAAGAAGATAGTTGCGATACATATTATCCAGTAGAATGCTTTCATAGTATAAAATGTTTAACACGGCAAAGATACAAATTTAAAATGAATAATACGTTTAATTACGGTATAAATTTCAATGTTGCAGGCGATAGCCAAGTCTCTGCCGTGTTTCTCGCTTTGTTCAGAAATATGGATGTTTTGCAGGCAGAGATTACCCAAATTAATCAAACCCTTAACACCTTTTCTGAAAATACTACACGAGCCATTGAGGGGGTATCGCAAAGTATTCAAGAGAGTGCGAACCTTTCAAAAGTGAATTTTGCTGCTATGCTGGACTTTGCCGATAGGGCAGCTGCTTCTCTTGGTAATCTTTCTGCCCCTGGTATCTCCCTTGAAAAGAACCTCGCTGAACTTTCGGCAATCACGGGCGTTACAGGAGAGGGGTTGAAAGCCATAGAAATGGCGGCGCGTGATACCGCTAAAACCTTTGGTACTTCAGCAGTAGATAATGTGGAAGCCTATAAGATGATGCTTTCACAGCTTAGCCCCGATATTGCTAAGAACAGCGAGGCAATGAAGCTGATGGGCGAGAACGTGAATATCCTCTCCAAGCAAATGGGAGGCGATACCATAGCCGCTACCGATGTACTCAATACCTCTCTGAACCAATTTGGGGTGAGTATGGAAGACCCTATCAAGGCGGCAAAGGTGATGACGGAGATGATGAACATAATGTCGGCAGCTGCCCAGAATGGCTCGGCTGAACTCCCACAAATCAAGCAGGCATTAGAGCAGGTGGGTATGGTGGCTAAAACCACAGGACTCTCATTTGCTGAAACCAATGCTTATATTCAGCTATTAGACCAAGCGGGCAAAAAAGGTAGCGAGGGAGGGGTAGCCTTGCGCAACGTACTGACAACTCTTTCTGAAGGTCGCTTTACCTCCAAACTCGCTGCCGACGGACTCAAAGCAGCAGGCATTAGCACCGACTATTTAGCCGATAGCAGCATACCCCTACACGAACGCCTAAAGGCTTTACGCAAGATACAAGGCGACACCGCCCTAATGACCAAAGTATTTGGTAAAGAGAATATGTCAGCAGCCATTGCCCTTATCAATACGGCAGACGAAGCTGAAGCAATGAGCAAAAGTATTCAGGGTACCAACTCGGCAGTAGAGCAGGCAGCAGTAATTATGGAAACAGCTGCCGAAAAGAACGCACGGCTTACCGCTCAAGTAGAGGATTTTAAGATTTCTATTTTCAACGCAACTAATGGGGCTTTTGGTTATGCCAGTGTAATAGGCAATATGATAAAAGAAGTAACCGATTTAGCTCCTTTAGTAAAAGGTGTAGGCACAGCATTTAGCTACCTTACGGATGCCCAAAAACGTGCAGCTCTATGGACTTCTATCTGTACTGGAATAACCAAGGCTTTCAGTGTAGCACAGGGCATACTGAATGCTGTAATGAATATGAACCCTATATTTCTAATCATTACGGGCGTTGCCTTACTTATCGGTTATATCGCTACAGCAATTACTTACTTTGATAGCTTTGGGAGTACAATGCTACTTCTATTAGGTCCTATAGGAATGCTCATCAGTGCAATAATGATGATTAAGCGACATTGGGATAGCATCGTCGAAGCTTTTAAATCTGAGGGTATTTTAGCAGGTTTTAAACGTATAGGCTTAGTACTATTAGATGTAATAATGGCACCACTACAAAAGATATTAGGCTGGGTTGCCGAGCTCACTGGTTGGGAGTGGGCAGCAAATGCTTCAGGAAGCGTGGAAGAGTTTCGCAAGAATATGGACTTAGTCTCTGATGAGGAGAAAGCTAACACCAAAAAAGAAGACGATAAACCTCAAGAAGTAACGGTAGTAGAAAACAAAGACAGCTTTGACCTTACCAAAAACAAACCTACGGTGCCTACCGTTGGGGGCGTGGCAGCTACCAAAACAATGAATATCACGGGGGTAGGAGGCGACAAAGGAAAAAGTGAAAACAAAGTGCGTAACCTTACCATTGGCAAGATGATGGATAACTTTAACGTGTATATGAATAGCGAGAAGGGTATAGATAAGCAGCAGCTATTGCAAGCTGTTACCGAAATTCTCCGCACAGCTGCCGTAGATTTTGCCTCCTCAAATGATTGACGAATATGATACACTTTAACTTTCAACCCCAACCCGAAACAATTGCTAAAACGGTAGCCTTAAACTTGGCTTTTCGCTTTGGTATGCAAGCGGGCAAGCCTTTAGAGGTTAAGAAGTTTGACGGCGAGTTTGTCGCAACAAGCGACTTAGAAAATCGCCCTTGGCTGACCTCCTTGCGTATGAGTACCCACCACGAGGGCGAGCGTTATAGCTTATTGTTCCCCGAAGTGATTATCTCAATAACCCAACAGCGCAATATTGTTACTACTGCCCTGCAAGGGCGTGACGGCACGATTAAGGAGTATATCAGCAATGGTGATTACGGCATTACCCTTGACCTCGCTATTACTGATTATGAAGGCGAACCAGGAGAGCAATCCGACGAAACGTTTTTATTGCCAAAGCAGGACTACCCACTAAGTCAGGTAGAAACCTTGCGCAAACTACTCACTACTCCCGAAGCGGTGGAAGTAGAAAGCGACTTTCTCTATGCTTTTGGTATCAAGTCGGCAGTAGTTACCTCTTTCTCATTGCAGCAGGAAACACACAGCAATCGCCAAAGCGTACAAATACAAATGCTATCTGATGAGCCTTACGAAATAAAGCAAATACAGCAAGACGAGTATGTTAAGATTAGTAAGTAGAATAACCATTGAGGGTGAGCAAAAGTGGGTATTTACGGCTCTTTCAGAATGTAACATTGTAGAAGATATGGGAAGCCTTACCGATACTTGCGAACTAAAACTGCCACGCAATATTCGCTGGCAAGGCTATGTAAGTGAAAAAGGTACACCCCCAATCAAGCGAGGCGACCGTATTACAGTAGAGCTCGGTTATGATGATGATTTAAAAGTACGCTTTGCAGGTTATATCCGTTCGGCAGATGCCAAAGTGCCTATCACCATAAAATGCGAAGACGGTATGTTCCTGCTCAAAATGTTAAAAGCCGAGCCTAAAGCCTTTAAGAACGCTACCCTCAAAGAGATAGTGGAACATCTGCTCAAGGATACAAATATTAGCTACAAACTCATTGATGACAATATACAAGTAGGTAGCTGGCGTATCACCCAGCCCAACGTATCGCAAGAGTTGCAGGAGTTAAAAGACAAGGTAATGCTTAGTAGTTACTTTAGGTTTATTGACGGCAAATCGGTGTTGTATATCGGCTTAGCCTACCCTATAGATAACCGAGAAAAACACCTTTTTAGGCACGGCAAAAACATCATCAGTGAGGACTTTACTTACCGTGATAAAGACGATATAAGGGTACGCGTAGAGGCACAGAGCTTCAACGCTAAGCATAAGAAAATCACCTACGAGTACGGCGATAAAGACGGTGAAGTAATAAAACTCCGCATAGACGGACTAACAGAGGAGGAGCTAAAGAAGTACGCAATGCAGGCTTTGGAACGCTACAAGCAAAGTGGTTTTAAGGGCTCGTTTGAAACCTTTGGTGTACCCGAAGTAAGCAAGTGCGATATGGTAGAAATACACGCCTCCGATGGCAATAGTGGTACTTATTTAGTAAAAAAAAATGAGATTAGTTTTGGTACCAATGGCTACCGACAAAAGATTGAATTAGGGAATGCATTATGATAAAAGAACTGATACAGCAATTAGCCAATACGAGGCAGGAACTATACGCCAAGGTGTGCGAGGTAACCTCTGTAGATGAGGAGGCTAAAACCGCCGATGTAAGTCCCTTAGACGGTAGTTCACCTATTAACGATGTGTATTTAGTAGTAGATTTTGAGCACGGAGGCCTCTACTTTCAACCCAAAGTGGGTTCGCTGGTATGTGTGTCTTTTATCAACAAAGAAACGGCAATAGTAGTAGGAACCTCCGAGCTGGAGAAAGTAGAATGCATATTGGGAGGTTTTACCCTAAAGATAGAAGATGGCAAACTGCAACTCAAAAATGAGCAAGCCGATTTTAAAACCCTTTTAAACACCCTTTTAACAGAACTTAAAAACGCTATCATTCAAACTCCCGCAGGCCCTGGCAACTTTGCCCCGCAGAATGTAGCAAAGTTTGAGGAGATTAACAACAAAATAAACGCACTATGGCACTAAACAAACAAGCCCTTCAACAAGGCATTATCCGCCTTCAACAAGATATGCAACGCAAAACAGATGCAAGTATGGAGGAATATGCCGAGCGCTTAGCCTCCCTTATTGACGCCTTTGTCAAGAGTGGCGAGGTAACAGTGCAAGCAGGAATCAACCTACAAGCAGGGGCTTATACGGGTGCTACTACAAGTGAAGGAAAAGGGAAAATAACTTAAAAACACATATCACAATGGAATGGATAACAGAAGTACTTAAAGAGCATTTTGGTTCGTTTATCGGTATGGTATTATCGGGCTTAGCAGGTTGGTTCTTTGGGCGCCCTAAGCAACAAATGGAACTACAAACCTCCGAGCTTGACAATGTAGACAAGGCTGTGAAGATATACCGAGAGATGATAGAAGACTTAGGCACTAAGTACGCCAATGCTATTGAGGAACTCAAACACGCTAACCAACGCATTAAGGACTTAGAAGCCTCAGTAGAGGAACTTCTCACCGAATTAAAGAAGTACAAGCAACTCAACGGTAAAGCAAAATGATAATCACCGCCCTACATAATCAGTCGCTCCTCGACCTCGCTCTGCAACACACGGGTACCATTGAAAGCGTCTTTGAATTGGCTAAAGATAATGCCCTTAACATCACCGATGATGTGCAGGCGGGCAAAACCTTAGTACTGCCCGCCGAAACATTCACTAATAAAGATATTTTAGGCTACTACACTGCAAAGAACTTACAGCCAGCAACCGCCTTTTCTAAGGAAGATGAGCAAGTAGCTAAACGCCTTGAGGGTATTAGTATATGGGCGATTAACTTAGATTTTATAGTAAGTAAAGAATAACTATGGCACGAAGCATTCAAGAGATACAAAACCTTATCCTGCAAGCCAAAGCACAAGAGCCCGCACTGGAAAGCCTCAACAGCACCTCCAAAGTAGCGATTTGGCGCTTGTGGGTCTATATTATAGCAGTGGCTATATGGAGCTTGGAGAAACTTTTCGAACAGCACAGGACAGATATAGACAAACGCCTTGCCGAACTCAAACCCCACACAGCACGTTGGTACAGAAGCAAAGCCCTTGCCTTCCAATACGGCTTTGATTTGTTACCCGACAGCGATAAGTTCAACAACCAAGGACACACAGAGGAACAGATAGAAGCCAGCAAGATAGTGAAGTACTCAGCAGTGATTGAGAGTAAAAACGAAGGTCGTTTGATAGTGAAGATAGCAGGCGAACAAGGCGACACGCTCCAACCAATCACCGATGCCCAAAAGCAAGCCTTTGAAGCCTACTTGCAGGAAATAAAAGATGCGGGCGTACGCCTATCGGTAGTGAACTATCAGCCCGATATACTGCACCTGCAAATGAAGATAGTATATGATCCTTTGGTATTAGATAGTAACGGACAAAGTATCATTCACGCTACACACCCAGTAGAAGAGGCTATAAAAAGCTACTTAAAAAGGTTGCCATTTAACGGCGAATTGGTATTAGCACACCTTATTGATGCACTTCAACAAGCAGAGGGGGTTAAAATACCTCACTTAGTGTTAGCACAAAGTAAGAACATCACCAGCGGTGGAGACTACGGAGCTTTTGAAACGATAGAAATAAGCAAGATACCCACCGCGGGCTACTTTTCGATAGACAACTTTAACGATATAACCTACGTTAGCAATGTATAACCTAAAAATCGACAAACTGCTCGTACTGCTTACCCCTACCTTCCTACGCAAGCCGAAGCTCATAGCGTGGTTGCGTATGTTGGCGACACCCCTGCACAAACTGCTATACGACTTTCACCGAGTACGCCAAGCCGACTTGTACAACTTGGCACACAACAGCCAAGTATGCTACCTGCGCAAAGCCCTTAATGATGAGTTCGACGACGAACAACGGCGCATACGTATAGAAGATGGCAAGCAGAAACAAAGGTTGTATATCTACCCTCGCAGTGCCAACAAACCCCTATATTTAGGCAAAGTCTTCCTCTACCAACGAGGCGACTATATCGACGGTGGCGTAGATTTTATAGTAGTACTTCCTCAAGGTTTGGAGTACGATAGATACAAGTTGGAAGCACTTGTGAACTTTTACAAGCTCGCAGGTAAACGTTGGACAATAGAAATTAAATAATATGAATAAGTTACATACAGAACACAACGCAGGCTACCCTTTTGATGTTGGGTTTCTCGCCTTTATGCAAACCGCTTACAGCCTATTTAACCACTTCGGACACCTTGCTGGCAACCTTGCTATTATATCAGGCTGTGAAGAAGTAGGCAATACTATCTCAGCGGGCACTGTCTATATCAATGGAGAATTATTGCCTTTTGTTGGAGGAGCAAAAGATGATACGGTATTTATCAAAGAAGTAACCAACGAGGTAACATTTGATGACGGCTTCCTTCGTCCTTTAGAGAATATTCGTACAGCTGCTTTTGGTAGGTCTACCCAAGAAAATACTTTTAAATGGGAAGACTTTCAACGAGTATCTAACTTGCAAGATTTAGGCAAAAATAAAACAGATAACACCGAGACTAAAAAACTCCTTGATCGCATTGAAAAACTCGAAAAACAAAAGCAAGCGGTGCCCATAGGTCTCATTGCTTTATGGGGCAAACCAGCTAATGAAATACCCGCAGGCTGGCGTGAGTACGTGAACCTACGTGGCAAAATGCCTATCGGTCTCGACCCCGATTATGTTAAGACAAAAGACGATGTACAAGACTATCGCCTCAACGCACTCAACCAAAGTGGCGGCGAACGCTCTCATAAACTGACAGTAGAGGAAATGCCTTCGCATAGTCACCAACAAGGAAGCGAAGCACTTCACAATTTATTTGGAGGCGGAAGTTATGTTGGTGAGCGACATTGGGGAGGCACTGTGGGTGTGAGAACATTTACAAAGCAAAACACCTCCACAGTAGGTGTCGACCAGCCGCACAATAATATGCCGCCTTATAGAGTGGTACAGTTTATCGAATATGTAGGCGTTTAACTAATAAGTAATAATTTAAAATTTGTAATAATATAATATGACACCAAAAAAGACGTTAAAAAAGTGGTTTTCTAACTTAATGAAACCCGCGCAAGAACATTTCGCCGCTTGGATCGACAGCTTTTGGCACAAAAGCGAACAAATTCCAATGAGCAACATCGAAGGACTTAGCAGAGCCATTGAGAACACCGTCTCGGCAAAGCAGCTGCTCAACCATTTAGACGACACCAATGCCCACCGTGCCCTCTTCGATGAAAAGGTCGACAAAGAAGACGGCAAAGGCTTGTCGGCAAATGACTTCACCAACGAGCACAAGGATAAGTTAGAGGGCTTGCAGCCTACTGATGTATCGGGCTTGCTACCCAAAGGCGGCTATGATGGCACAGGGCAACAACTGAAAGAGGCTATTGATGGCTTGCAAACCAAAATGCAACAAGTAGAAACTACCTTAAGTGTAGACGACACTGCCCTTGATACCTTGCAGGAAATCGCTACCCAAGTGAAGAACAACAAAAACTTAGAAACCTTGCTGACAGGCAAAGTAGATAATAAAGATAGCCTTTGGTCAAGCCTCAAGAAAGCTATTTCCTTTTTTAAGCTACCCAACAAAACTAATGAGGGAGTTCGAATTGATGGTGAAAGTGTAGAGATATCGGCAGAGAGTTTAGTTAACATTAGAAATAGAGGAAGTGTTAATATCACAGGGGCTCTTGGGCAGAGAGGGGAGGCACTTAATGTGAATGAGGAAACTGTAGATATCAACTCTGAAAACTACACTCTTAGAGCTATAAACTTACAACAAAGTTCTGAAGTTTATTCTCACTCAGGGAAGAAGATGAATATTAATGCCGAAGAAGTAAGTATTAGGGCTAATAGGATATTAGTCAATGGTGAAGATTTGTCCTCTAAGTTAAACAGTTTAGGCGATTTCAACGCAGAAGAGATTAATAGAAAGATTGAGGCAATTGAAAATACATTGATGAATGCGGGCTATATAATTCAGCAACCTTAATGACTAAAAACTATGGAAATCAGAAAACACATCATCAAACTATTTGCACTCAGTTATATAGTGCCATTTGCAGGTAAAATAAGAAGTTTTACCCGCTCTGCCAACATCATATTACCCTTAATACTCATTGGAGGACTTATTGTTTGTGCAGAACTTTACAGCTGGCTATACATACTCTTGCCCTTGCTTGCAGTAGCTTGTTTCTTTGGCTTTGGGTACTTTTACTTTTGCCCGCTTACAGACAAAGACTTTCCCCTGCTTGACGATACCCAACGTTGGCAGTATGAAGCCTTTCAAAGGCGTGTAACTCCAGAGCCTAAAAGCTACAATGCCCAATGGGTATTATGGGTAAACCCTTTGGCAATAACCATAACCCTTACTATATTATTCACCTTAATACTCTAATAACCAAATGAAAAAAAGTACACGCAACATCCGCTACCTCGTAGTACACTGCTCCGCTACACCAGAGGGCAGAGACCACACCGTCAAAGATATCGACCTATGGCACAAACAAAGAGGTTTTAATGAGATAGGTTACAACTACATTGTACGCCTTGACGGTACTGTAGAACTCGGCAGAGATGTAAATAAGGTACCTGCTCACGTAGAAGGACACAATAAGGACAGCATTGGTATCTGTTATATTGGGGGGATAGATAAAAACACGCTGCAGCCCAAAGATACCCGCACAGTGGCACAGAAAGAAGCTTTAAAAAAGCTCCTCACCGAGCTTAAAGCCCTATATCCACAAGCCGAAATATTAGGTCATAAAGACTTCCCTGGTGTCGCTAAAGCTTGCCCTTGCTTCAATGCAAAAGACGAATACAAAAACATTAGCAAATGAGAAAATTAACCCTATTATTATTGGCGTTCCTCGCCTTAGTAGGTTGTCGTACCCGCAAGGTTATCACTACCGAGCAACGCCAAGTACAGAAAGAGCGTATTATAAAGTATAAGGATAGTACCCAACTCTTTGCCTACAACTCCCACAGCTCCCAATTCTCCCACAGCTCCCAAGAGAATTACGAGCTCGAATTAGAAACCCTCACCGATAGTGTAGGCAAACCACGTGAACTTATCTACACCCGCATTCGTGACGGCGATAATGAAGTTATAAGAGTACTCAACGGAAAGGTTAAGCTACGAGCTACAGGCACCCATTCTAAGAGCCTACAGCAGGCTGACAGTACCCTTTTATATAATACGAAGATACAGACAAAAACCGAAGCGCAAAAGCACAAATATACCCAACACAAACAAGTGAACAAACAAGTAAAAAACAGCACCATAAGGCACATCCTTTGGCTCTTGCTACTACTCGCCTTGTTAGTCTATATATGTTGGAAATACAAGCCGTTTCGGTGGAAGTAAGAATTTAAACAGCTTTTAAATGAAGTTTAAACACTGCTAAAAAGGAGGACAAGCAGTATAAAAAATGTCCTCCGCTTTAAAATAGTTTCTCACGCTAAATTTAAAATACGAACCCGAAAGCCCTACGGAGGACAATAAGTCTTCTGTGGGTTTTCGGGTTTGTTCATTTATTTAGCGTGAGAGTTGCAAAAGTACAACTATTTTTTAAAACACCAAAAAAACACTACCAGTACGGCTCGCACCGAACACTAACCGAACACTAACACTAAAAAAATGAAAAATCACACTACATCACCATTACCTTTTCAAGGGCAAAAGCGAAAATTTGTCAAACACTTCAAAGAAGCCCTAAAACACTTCCCTGCCAACGCCACCTACATCGACCTATTCGGCGGTTCAGGCTTGCTCTCCCACACCGTCAAAACCACTCATCCCAACGCCCGCGTAATATGGAACGATTACGACGACTTCGCTCACCGATTGGCACTCATACCCACCACCAACGAAATCATCGCCCAATTGCGCCCAATCGTAGCAAATCACCCTAAAGGAACACGTATCAATGAAGTAAAACCCACTATTTTGGAAGTCCTCCGCCAATACCCGCCTGAAGCCTTAGATTATATTACCTTCTCTGCCAATCTCCTTTTCAGTGGCAAGTACGCCACAAGCTTGGAAGCCCTTGCTAAAGACGGCTTCTATGCTAAAGTTTCTCAAACACCCTACAATGCTGATGGTTATCTTGCAGGAGTAGAACGCCGTCAAACCGACTATCGCAACCTTATAGCAGAGTTTGAACACACTCCCAATACTGTATTTATTCTTGACCCGCCCTATCTTTCCACCGACATCAGTTCTTATGCAGGCGCACAAAATTGGAAGCTAAAAGACTACTTACATATCGTCAAAGCACTTAATACAATGTCTCAGTATGTCTATTTTGGTAGTAACAAAGGGCAACTCTTAGACCTTTTCGATTTTCTTGCCAACGAATATGACCTCCCCAGTCCGTTCAACGACACTACACGAGTAATCGTCAGTACGAGTGTCAATTACTCAAGTACCTACGAAGATTTAATGATTTTTAAATACTAAAGAAACAATGAAACCCATATCAAAAATCTGGCAACGCACGCCAATATCCTACTATGGAGGTAAGCAGACAATGCTGCCACATATCCTGCCTCTTATCCCCGAACACGCCATCTACACCGAAGCCTTTTTCGGTGGAGGTGCAGTTTTTTGGGCAAAACAACCTGTCAAAACCGAAATCATCAACGACTTTAATACCAATGTTTATACCTTCTACAAAGTCCTACAAACACGCTTTGCCGAACTCCAAACCCTCGTACAGCAGTCAGTTGTAAGCCGTGAAGCCTACAAAGCCGCATTGGTAATCTACCACGCCCCTTTTGCTTTTACTGAAGTGCAACGAGCGTGGGCGTTTTGGTACGCTACCAATTGCGGTTACTCTAACCAAGTTGGCAACTGCCGTATCACAACCAACAGCAAGAATGTGTCAGCCCTCAACAACAAAATTACCAACTTCACCGACATCTACTCATTGCGCTTGCAAGGCGTACAAATAGATAATAACGATGCCACTGAAGTCCTCACCCACCACGACACCCCCGACACCTTCCACTATGTAGATCCACCCTATGTAGGAGCCAAGCAAGGGCATTACGGAGGCTATGAGCAAGATCATTTTAACGAGTTATTAGCTACCCTTGCCACCCTCAAAGGCAAGGTCCTGCTAAGCTCCTACCACAATGAAGAGCTAACCAAATACGTACAACAATGTGGATGGTATCAAAAAGAAGTGTCAATGCATTTAGGCAGCAGCAATAGCACAGGAAAGAAGCGTATAGAAGTCCTTACAGCCAACTACCCTATATAA